ATTCGCACTCATCGTGCGTACGGTCCACGAGGTGCCATTCGTCGAGGACATGCCTCGATTGGTACCGCTCGACGCTACGGCTACCGCAATGGACAAACCAGGTGACCATGCAACGCTATTCCATGTGTTGGCTTCAGGGATTGCGCGACTCGTCCAATTTGTACCGTCAGGAGATGTGACGATCCGATCCGTTCCCGAAATCTTGCACGCGATGAACAAGCCAATCGAAGGTGCCCAACAGACGTCTCGAATCTCGTTCGCCGCACTCACGTCGATGTCACGTGCGGTCCATGTGATGCCATCAGGCGAGGTCATAACACGACTTGTGCCAGTCGCGGCGGCATTGAGCGTTCCAACGCAACAGAACAACGATAGGTCAGCAGACCAGCAGATGCCTCGCCAGAGGTGGCTAACAGCCGTTGGCGTTGAACGTTGTGTGACTGTCAGCGCCATTAGGCGGCTCCAAACAGTCGGCTCTGCTTCGAGGTTCTCATGATCTCGTCCGCAACACGTCGAGCAATCGCTGACATCGTATCGTTGATGTAGATGTGGTTTGTGATGTCGCCGCCGCTAGGTCCGGAGCCTGTCGGGAACACCTGACTACCGAATGGGAGACGGACGACCTCAGGTCCCTGCTCCCCAACCAGAACCGTTCCACCTTCGGCGAAGCCCTGAATCCTCGGACCATGCGGATTTTTCGGAGCGTAGTTTCCGCGGATCGCGTTCATGATTTCTGTGAACGAGAATCCCTGACCTGCGAATTTGAATACGTCTTCGACGCCTAGGCCAAACTGTGCCGCGGTGCCTGCGAGGTTGGCCTTCGTGATATCGGTTGTGACAGCGGCCGCGTTCGCCGCATCACGTGCTCTTCTCGCCGCCTCTTCAACGGCCTTGAGTCCCGCCGCTTGAGTTGCAGCCGCGGCTGCTGCAGCAGCATGAGCGTCCACAAACGCCTGCCCCATACCCTTCGCAGCTTCTTCTGCCGCGTGCACTTTCGCCAGCTGCTCGTCCAAAACATCTCGAGAAAAGTCGAGGGACGAAGCGATCATTGTGTCGTAGAGACGACGTGCTGCTTCTGCAGCCTCTTCAAGGGCCTGGCGAGACTTGTCCTTGACCGAATCCCAATTCAGACCAACGGCACGAAGGGCCTCGTCTGCTTTCGCACGGAGTGCTTCGTAGTGGTTGTTGTAGTTCCGGTCTTGAGCGTTGAGGCTTTCCACTTCCTTCGCGAAGCCGGCCTCAATCGCGGCCTTCTGAGCATCAAGGGTTGTGCCGGTGTTCTTTGCCCGAAGCGCGAAGTACTGCTCCCACGCCGTTGCGGTTTCCGCGAGGGACTTCTCCTCAATCTTCCACAACTCCGCTTCGACCTTCTGGCGATTGACGAACGAGTTCGTGACGTCGTCGTTCGCCGCTTTCAGCTCATGAGCACCCTTCGCTGCATGCTCACCCGACTCGGTTACCGCATCGGTTTCCTTCCGTGCATCAGCCATCGCATCCTTGACGTGGAAGAGCGTGCCGCCTAGTTGGTCAAGAGTATGGTCGAAATCGGATTGTCCAATTACTCCCTTTGCGGCCTCAGCCGTCTGCTCCGCCAGGCTCACGGTCATTGCACGGACAGCGACCTGTGTCTCTTTCACACGAAGGACTTCCTCTTCCGGAACCAGATGGAGCTTGAGTGCAATCTCTTCACCTGCTACGACGGCTTCACCAAGGGCCGCGATAAGACCGAAGATGACCGTCTCAACACCGAGGACAACCGTCTTCACTGAGGACCATGCAACATTGAAGATGCGAGCGACTTCAATCGCACCAAGGCCGATGTTCACCATGATGTCGACTGCATCCTCAAGGAAGCGAGTGATGCCTTTGATCTGGTCAGCGTGTTCGGTTCCGAACGTAGCTGTGAAGCCTTCTCCGACGGCGTTCAATGCTGCTGCGAAGACACTCGACGACGCAACGGACTTCGCTAAGTCGTCTTCCCAATTCTCGAGCGTGATCTCCCCGGCTTCGATGTTCTCCTTGAAGTCGCGTGTCGTCTCTCCTGCGTCTGCGACAGCATCATTCAGAAGTTTCAGAATGGCAGTCCGAGTCGCCTCAGCGTGACCTGTCTTCGACAGTTGATCTGACGTCACTCCCAATGACTTGGCGAACTCTTCCTCAGCGTCCGTGGAGTCGACAATCCCAACCATCCGCTGGACTGCTTTCACCCTACCAGTCACCAGAGCGTCTGAGACGGTTTGCAGGATCTCAGAGGTCTTTCCTAGTCCGCGATTCTGAAGGACGAACGATGCTTCCGTCAACGTACCGAAGTCCTCTGCACTCAACTTCACGCCAGCAGAGAGGAGACGTGCTGAGTTCTTTAGGAGGTCGAAGTCACCAACAGTGTTCTTCGTCCCTGCACGCATCTTCTCCAGCGACTCCGCAGCAGCATCCGCGCTGCCAGAGAAGTGCTCGAAGGTCCTCTCCACGTCGAGAATCTCGGATCCCTTTTCTCCGAGCGAAAGGATCGCTGCACCTATCGCTGTGAAGGTTGCAACGACAAGGGCGCCAGCTTCGGCCACCGCCTCGAAACTCTCCGCGACTTCGTGGGAGAAGTTCGACAGTGCTGCATTCGCAAGACCGAGTGAGCTCGAGTACTCATCCTTGAGTTCTAGGGCACCGGAGATTGTTTCAAGCTCAATTGCCATTTGCGGTTCCTGCTATGGCGTTCTGCGTCGACACCCAAGCGTCGATCAGGGTCATCTGGTATTCGAGAGACTGCGAAACCGTCACGGTTGTTATTGAATCTCCGAATGGCAAGAGAAACTCTCGAAGCGGCTTCGTTGTCCGCAGCACGGCTTGAACAATGTGCGCGGCGTTGAAGTCAGCTCTTTCCTCCGCGAAAGGCTCAAGCCGCTCGAACTCCTGCCACTCTCGAAGCTGTCGGTAGGACATGTGTTGAAGCATAGCGTCAACATCGGGAAGTCCTAGGTGTGATGCAAGACGAAACGCGAAGCGACGGCTGCCGCCTCGCGCTAGTCCTTTTTTAGTTCCACCCCATCTTGAGGTCGCATGCTGTTCAGGCGGAGAGCAACCTTCTGAAGCCGGTCGAGCACCTGCATGCTCTTCTTCTTCAGTTCCGGAATCTGGTCGGGAGTGAACACCGGTGCTCCGTTGTCGTCAACTGCACAACGAACGAGGATCTCGAACATCCCCTCGTCCTTCTTTGTCTCCAGTTCGCGGGTCATTGAAAGGACCTCGCCTGCAGACAACGCACGAAGCCGAACGATGCCACCCCACTCCGGAACGCTCTCATCAACCGACTTCAGATCGTCCGCTGCTAGAATCTCCGCTGCTGACAACAGTTTACTCAAGACTCACCTCCCTGATTGTTTACGCCTCTGTAACTGCTCCGGCCCACGTGATCGCGAGCGCAGCTCCCTGCTTGCCGTCGACAGGCGCCACGTCGAACTTGAACATCTGAACGTAGGCGAAGCCGGTCCGTGTCTTCCCCGATGGAAACAGGATCTGCCAGCTGTTCTTGATGTTAGACGCGATGTCCGCGAGGATGGCAATGTGCGTCGCGTCGCTCGCAACGTAGTTGATCTTGAACGTCGGATCCGCCTGACGAAGGATGCCGAGCACGTGCGACTCGGAACCGTCGTTGTGGGTCGACGTCTCGATCTTGTTCCGCATCATGGACCCCGGATCGATTTCCGTAATCTCTCCGATGGTCGTGAAGACGGTAGGCGTAGCGAAGAGCGCACGCTTGATGAGGATGCCTGTGGTGGTAACTGCATTCGACATGAACGGTTCTCCTTGTGAGTGAGGAGGTCACCGAAGTGACCTCCCAAGTTCTATTACACGCTCGTGCCGAGGATCGCGATGTCCACCAGCTGCGTTCCTGCCGACGGCGCGAACTGCAGAATGTCACCGGTCGCAGCAGTGACGGTGTAACCGGCCGGAGCGAAGAGCACGAACACGCCGCCTGGCTTGATGGTCAGTGTACTCGCGGCCAGGTTCAGAAACATGAACGCGTTGGCGTCGCCACCAACAATCACGTCGCCTGTGTTCGCCGCATCGGCAGCGAGGACAATTGCCTTGATCTTCGCGAAGACGCACGCCGCGCCCAGCGCATCGACCAACGAACCGGACAAGTCCAGATCGTACGCACCGGCGAGGGACTTGTCGTTCTCGCTGTAGACACGGTCGCACTGGTTGGATCCTGTGCCAGTAGCGAGCGCCTGGTTGATGCCCGTCTCAATGGACGCCTGCGCAGCTGACTGTCCAACACTGTTCGCGAGGATGGAACGGAGCGTGACGATGAGAGAAGATGTAACGGTAGCTGCCATGGTTCTGACTCCTTAACTTGTAGCGGGGGAAACTCTCTTGACGCTTTCGATGTTGAATGCAAACCGCGCTCTGTTCTTCTCATCCGGTCCGAGGTCAAACGGCTCTTGCTTCGGCCCGCACTTTCTCCACCATGTTCCATTGACGGACGTGTCAAAGAAGTTCAGCAGGTTGTAGAGAGCGAAAGCTTGCGCCTCTGCGACGACCGTGTCAGTGGCTCGAATAGTAACTTGCCCAGACGGTCGTTCGTACGCAACATCGGTCCGAGACATGTTGTGCGTGCCTTCCTCACCTGCCCCTCCTGTGAGCGTGATGGTAGTGAATGGTCCGTCACCAGCAGGAATGATGGACCTCGCTCCTTTGAACAGTGATGTTCCGTAGGCTCCAAGGCCGGCCTGCTCGACGAGGAAGATGAGGTCAGGGAGAAAGGTTGAGTTGGCCATTACTCCGTTCCTCCTCCATGAAGACGCGCAGCGATCCGAGCGGGAAGGTACGGTGCGCTTTCGTTGAGGGTCCGCTCGATGAACTTCGCCTCACCCGTACGATGAAACGCTTCTAAGTCCTCATGGACAATCAGCGCATAGTCCACCGCAGCCGACCCTGCAACGATGGTGCACCTGATCTTCTTCCCGACTCGAACTGGCCCTTCCGCACGAACCGTCGCTGCAAGAGCACCGGTGGCGACAGGTGTGTTCTTCACCACCTCCTTCACCTCGATGTCCGTCTCAGCACGAAGTGCTCGACCAAATCGGTCAGGTGACTTCTCCTGAATGCGCTTCAGCTGGGCTGAGTGCTTCGCAAGTCCGGTGACGGTGAAGCGGAGTGAACTAGCCAAGGTACACCTGGGTTAAAACCGGATGACTTGTATCTGCTGGGATGTAGCCGTCGGTCGTGAGGACTGGCCCCGTCGTCCCATCGGGCAGAGTGAACACGTCAAACTCATTGACAACGACGGCAGAGTCGAGTAGAACGATTTGCGACGTGCTCATGATGAGCTCACCAGAAGCAGTCTTCACCATCTTCTGCTTGCGCGTGATAACTGCTCGACGACTGACTCCGTTCGGATTAACGAACTGAACCTTTCCAGCGCCGTCGGTCGATAAGAAGGACCTGTG